TTGCTCTTACAGGCTCTAATACTCCATAGCAAAGATCAGTTAAATTTTTAATTTCTCCTGAACCAGCTTTATTTTCAATACCCTTACGAGTAGCTGTCATTGATTTTTCAAATTCTTCTAATTTAAAATGTTTGGAAAGTTGCATTTTAGACTCCTAGTAGAGCATTAATCTCATCGTCATCTAATCCTAAATCTTTTAGTTTTTGTTTGCCTGATGCCTTATTATTTTCTTTTTCTTCTTCTGCATCTTTTAATTCTTGAATTTTTGCATTTACTTCATCTTCAGTTGGCATTTCAGCACCATCTTTAATAATTTTAATATATTTATATTGCATACGATCTTGGTTAGGAATAACATCTCCATTTTCATCTTCTTTTTTCCAACCATACCAATTTCCACCATTAAATGTTTGTAGTGCTTTTTGAAAAATAAATTTATCGTCCATTTTATGTATCTCCCAATCTAATAAAATTAAATCCTGTTTCTGTTTCTGCTGTATCTCCAAGAACACCTGAACTTGCATTACCACCATTGAATCCAAATTTTACTTTTACTTGTGATACATCTGTTACATCTACAAAAGCAAAAGTGTATCCATTACATAATTCACCAGCTTGTATATATTCTGTTGCCTGTGCAACACTATCATAAGAAGCGTTATCTGTTGTTACATAAATATAACCTCTAGTGTACGCATTAATATCTGAGTACCAATTAAATGATGCTTGAACAAGATAAATTCCTGTAGATGCAAAAGAAAAAACTCCTGAAGATTCTGTCAATCCTGTTCCAATTTTAGAAAAACTTGATTCATCAATTCTTTCAATATTTGAAGTTATAAAATTTGCACCTGATCCATTTATTGAAGCACTTAATCTAAAAGCATCTGCTTCTGTAATACCACCAGCATTAGCAAATTCTGTTTGACCTACTGCGGTTGAGCCACTTCCTGTTATGCTTTTTACTTTTATAAATTTATCTACTGCGATTTGATTGTCAGGTAATTTTATTGTGTATGATTGACCTGAACTATGAGGTGGGCTTTGTAAAACAACTCCATGACTATTAACATGACAATTTAATTGTATCTTACCCTCAACTGAACTACCATCTCCTTTAGCTTCAAAACTTGGTAATGATGAAGTTGATATAGCATTTATTTTATCTCTTGTTACTGCATCATTTTGAATTTTAGCTTCTATAACTGAATCTGTTTGTAATTTTGATGCTGATATAGTGTCATCACTTGGTGTTCCTATATCTAAAACATTTCCATAAACCATTATAAAATCAATAATATCGCCTGTGCTTAAAGCTGATGCAAATGTAATTGTACTTCCTGAAATTGTAAAAGAACTTATTGGTGCTTGAATTACGCCATTTAATGATACTAACATATGATTAGCCGATTCTGGCGTAAAATTAACTGAATCACTTTGCATTGTATAAGCCGCTTGACCATTAACTACACTTATTGCATCTAATTTAACAAAGTTTCCTGTAGCTGGTATTTTACCTATATATGACATAATTAATATTGCAGAGAAACGCCTGTAACTCTACACTCCTTACTTCCACTTTGATTTGCAAATAATAATTTATATTTTAACTGTGTGCCTGCAGTAACACTAACATCTGTAACAGATGCACATTTAACACCACTCGCAAAGTCAGGTAAAGCTGTTAATGTTGCTGTTGTGTAATTTGATCCATTGTCGGCACTTAATTGAATAGATAAATCTGTATTTAAAGCATTTGTGCCTACTGTATCTTCGTATGTAATTACCGCACCTATTTTGCTAGTAGATGGAACAGTAATAGCAGTTGATTGTATATTTCCTGATGCGTTTAAAGATGGTACAGATGCTATACCAGTAATAAATAAATTGTCATACATATAAGAATTTGTGCCGTTATAGTGAAATTGCCTAATCCAAAGATGACTTGCTTTTTGACTATTACTTGCAAAATTATTACTTCCGTCTGATGAATGACTATAAGATGTACCATTAGAAATGTTATTGCCATTTTTAAGAGTACAACCACCTAAAGACCAAACATCTGTACTTGCACTAATACCACTATCGGAGTTAGCAGCTTCCATATTAGTCCACCAATAACTACCTGAGCCATTTCTCCATTTTAATCCCCAATCTCTAACTGCAAGACCAGCACCACCTAAAGCTGTTGTGTTTAATTTAATTCCTATTGCGTGAAAATAATAGTTTGATGGTGTGTGTCCAACATTATTATTTGCTCTCCAATATGATGAATCACTATCTCCAAAGTTTCCAAAAAGATATGAGCCTTTTGTTCCTAAACCTGTATTCGTTCCATCATAGGTAGAGTTGTCCGACAAAGACCAATTTGTATAAGCATATATATCGTATGCGCTAGTATTTATTTGTCTACCTTGAACACTATCTACATAAGTTGTATAATTTGAATTATTTATTGTAATTGATTGTTCTGCTGATGTTGCTGAACTTACATACTCATCAGCATTTCTTGTTGCATTTGTTCCAACACCACTACTTTCTAATCCTGTTGCATCTTGAAATACATCGTAACTCATAGAATTTGAGTTTTGTGTTGCTAAATTTTGATTTGCAAAAGTTCTTAAACCTAATCTTGCTACATCTAATTTTACATTTGGGTCTGCACCTACTCCGCTTGGAAGTGCTGTTACACTTGTTAATGAATTGTTATTTAATTTAATTATAGCCATATTAATATTGTAACGATACTCCCCTAATTCTTGCTAACTTAGATGCACCTTGATTAGCAAATTCAAACTTGTATTTTAATTGTGTTCCACTTGTAACAGTTAGGTCATTCACTTTTGCCATTTTGATACCGCTAGCAAAATCAGGTAAAGCAGTAAGTGTAGCTGTGGAATAATTACTTCCATTATCAGCCGACAGTTTCATAACTATATCGGTATTTAAAGTATTAGATCCTGAACCAGCATCTTGATATGTAATTACTGCACCCATACTTGTTGTGGCTGTTGGTGCTGTTATAGCAACACCCTCAAATGATCCTGTTGCATTTGTTACTGATGGATAATGGTAAGGTTCAAAAATAGATAACCCATAATAAGATCCTGTATTTCTAGCCAACATTTGTAATCTAATGTATCTAGCACTAAAAGATGGAACATCATCAACTCTAACCATCCAATTTTCATAACCACCAGCCGAACCTGTAAAATTAACAACTCCAGCATTTGTACCACTTGAAAAAGTTTTAAGTTGTCCATTAGGAGATTTAGCATTTGCTCCATGCGAAGCACCTGACATATCAACTGCTGTATAATTAACATTATCTGAACTATATTCAATTTTCCATTGTGTAACATAAGCTGTGTAGTCCATACCACCAAAGGCAATACTGCCACCAAAATTTTTTGTTTCTTTATAATCAATTGTCCATACTTGACTTGAACTAGGAGTTGTGTTTGAATAAGCCCATAAAGAATTTGTTGCAATACCCTCAGTTTCCCCATAATAACTAGCGTAAATATTTGTAAATGATGATTGCGCACCCCCATCCCAAGTACCTGTTAATGTAAATTGATAACTTGATGGTGTCATATTTTGATAGTCAATACCCTCTGCTGTTCCTGATACAGTTTCAGTGGAACAATACTCATTAACACTATTTCTTGTTGCGTTAGTAAAATTTGTAACACCATTTGCGTCATTGAATACATCAAAACTCGCTGAGTTTGAGTTTGAAACATTTAAGTTTTCTTGTGTGTGTACTCTTAATCCTAGAGTTGATAAATCGTTTATTATTTTATTGTCATCAAAATCACTTGCATATTGAGTAACGCTTGATGCGGAAATTCTGTTATCGGCAAAAGTTCCACTTGTAATTTTCGATGTAGGTAAATCAGGAACATCATTAACACTAATCGGCAGAGGTGCTACAGTTCTTCCTATAAATCCCATAATAAATCCTATGTTATTTCTAAAATACTCAATGTTGCATCAATCTTTGCTGAAACAGAACAATCAATTTTCATAATATCAGTAGTTTGTAAAACATATTTACCACCTGATAAAACTTCTAACGAACTTCCAGCTGGTATAGAAACATCTTTAACAACAAAAACTTCTTGGTTAGTTTCTGTATCAGATGTGTTTGAATCTATTTTTACTGAAGCTGTTACTGATGTTGAATGAACATTACAAAGAGTTAAACCTATTACAACACAAGTTGTAGCAGATGGAACTGTATATAATGTTAATGGTGTGCCAGCAGAGGTTGGCATTGCATCATTAGTTTTTACTTTAAATGTATTAGCCATATTTTCCTTATCCTAAAGCTATTGCAAGTGGTAAAGCATTAGGATCGGTTTCTGTTATTGTTCCTGTTACTGCAACGCCACTTGGTAATGTTATAGCATTTGTTGATGTATTTATTGAAAACAATTCTAAATTATCTGTTCCATCATTAACTTTAATTTTGATAGTATTTGATGTTCCATTATCAACCCATATTGTTCCAGCAACTGCCGATGCTGGTGTAGAACTACCAATATGTCCTGAATTTAATGCTTCAATAATATTATTTAATTCCGTACGAAAACTCGCAAAGCCTTGGTTGTCCAATACTACATCTGAAACTTGTGCCATAATTAATCCTTATAGTTTATATTAGTTAACTTTTCAAGCCATATCCTTGTGCTGAATAATCAAATGTTCTACTAATTCCTGTATTACTACTATTAAAAAATTGAATTGTAAAACCATTTTTTGTTTTATTTGATATTGTGAAAAAATCTCCTACTGCCATTCCTTGCCCCATTATTGACAAACTTGGAATAGCAAAAAATGAATTATTAAAAGTAATATCTGAACCACTTGCAGATGCAACTATATCCTCTCTTGAATCAACCCTTTTTTCAAAATTAACTGTAAAAATTAAATCATGTACTTTTGCTCTAACTTTTGCATTTTCGCAAGTTATTTTACATCTAAATTTAAAAAATTTTCCTTTTAATGTTGTTTGTTGAGCAATTTTTCTAAAATTATTTATACTATCTAAACTTGTATCTGAAAAACCAACTTGTATTTCTGCACCAGCTTGTACTTCTGGGGAACCATCAAACGGTGCTTTTGCGTCCTCGAATAATGTTGCACCTCTACCTGAATCAAATAAATCATATTCATCTTCCGTACTCATTCCTAATTTTGCACCTAAAGTGACATCATAAATAGCATCTAAACTTAATGTATTATCAAAAGTATAAAAACCTGATGGTTGTATATTACCATTAAAATTTGTTGGATTTGATGTTGAATCAGTTCCACCTAAATCAAATAAACCCTCTGCTGATTCTATGTTTCCTATACCATCATCAAAATTTGTAATTGTGTCTAAAATAAGAACTTTCCTATTTGCGTTATCTGTTGATATTGCTACATTACTATCTCTTGTTCCATTAAAATTTGCCATAATTACTCACTAAAACTTTGTGTTTGAACAAATTGGTTTAATCCTGATATACTTGTTGTTACCAACGAAGCGTTTGCAGAACTATTACCTAATTTATCTACTGCTTTTATCAAAAATGTTCCTGTAATTGCATTAACGGTTGCAGTATTTGATTTTCTTCTTACTACTTTTGTTAATGGACTACTTTCATTCCAAGTAGCACCACTTGTAACATTTTGAAATCTAATTTCATACCAAGAAATATCTAAATCTTCTACAGGAGTCCAAGTCAATTCCATTTGATTAGAACCTACCATAGAAACAGATAAATCATTTACATCATTTGGAGTTTCCGTTGCGCCAATAATCTTTCTTGATGCAGATGTATAACTAGAAGATACGCCAAAAGAATTTATTGCTTTTACTCTAACATCATAAGTAGCATCATCAATTACATTTAATAATTCATGTCTTAATTGCTGACCATTGGATATAATTTTAAAATTTGATTCAGTACTTAATTTAGCTTCAACTTGATAATATTGAACAAAGGCATCTGAACTTGCTGTTATTTGAATATTTAATCTAGTAATAACAATACCATCAGCATATTCAATCATTTCATCTGTTAATGTTACTGCCGATGGTGCTTGTATTGTAAATGGATTTGGTAAATTTGTTGCTGGTGTACTTGCTACAACTGTTTTTGTTGCCCAAGTATAATGTGATGCTTGATATTCAATTAATGATAAACCAATAGTAAAATCTTCATTAAAAGTCATTGATAAAACTCTAAATGTTTTATTACTAAAACCTAAACTTGTTAATGTTATATTAACCAAATCGCCAACATGTAAATCAAATGCTTCAAAACCAACATTAATATTTAGACCAAGTGCCTCTCTAGACCTACGCAATATAATCTCCGCCATTTCTTCGGCTTGATATGGACTTGTAATTGTTCTAAATTCAAATCTTCCTTCTAATAAAAAACCACCATCAGCAGATTTCATTGTACTATGACGGTCTGCACTTGTTAATCCACTATCATCTATTGGTGGAAATTGTATTTCATCAACCTGAAAATTTCGAGCTGGATTTACAAATGATACAATAACACGATTATATTTTGAATTTTTACTCGGACTTGCTAAAGCATAACCACCTATAATATCATCTTCATCTAAAGATATACTAGCACTTCCTGTTGTTTCAATATTTAATCTATATTTACCTTGAACAAAAGGCAAATATCCACGCATACCTTTTACAATTTCTCTAACATTATCAATTACTTTTTTTGATGTATCTATAACTGCATTACAATCAAATATATTAATATCACTTGCACTTGAATATGGTGTAACTTGTGTTTCACAAATAACTGATGCATCATAAAAACTTTGTAAATTAATATTTGATATTGCTAATCCCTTACCATATCTTTCATTGGTTAAATAATCTAATAAACAAAAAGCTGGATTTGTAGAAAATGCTGGAGTTTGAGCAATTAAACTTGAATTATAACTAACAATTTTTTTACCTTTTATTTTAGCTTGTACTGTTGGTATGCCACCAAATACATCTGGATTCCATTTAAATCTTAATGCTAAATAACAAATGCCAGATAATTTATGGTTATTACCCCAATCAGATAATGTTGATAATAAACTTGATGCCGATTGTCCATCAGTTCCAAAATGTGGTTCAATAATTATTGTACTTTCAGCAGATGAACCTTGAACATTTGGGTCAGCTTTAAAAAAATTACTATCACTACTTGCAACATTTCTTTGAACATTATCAGATAATGCACCATCAAAAGTTACCACTTTGTCATCTACTCTTATTTCTTCAATTGAATTTATTTCTCCCTCACACAATACTAATGCAACATATAAATAAATATTATCTGTTCCACTTGTAGAAATAAAAACCCTTGTTCCACCAATTAATCTTTCTCCATATACCACAGGAATACTTGCATTATTTGATTGTTTATTAACTAATATTCCTTTTTCTGTTGTATCAAAATCTGTTGTTCCATAATCAGGTGTATCAGGTTTTCTTGAACGCATAAATAACCAACCAACAGCAAATATACCTAATGCAACCCACGGATTAATGTTTTGTAAAAATTTAAATACTCTTAATGCTTTTAATGGTTTTGTAACTGCTTTAAATGCTCTTTTAAATGCTTTATGTACCATTATTTTCTACCCCATTTAATATCAAGAACAGTTTGACTTGAAAAATTCATACCAACATCTGTACTAAAAAATCTTTGTTGTGAATTATTATTTGTTAATCTTCCTGAACGCTTTTCAAAATCTGCCCAATGTGAAACAACGGTTAATGCTAAAACTGATTCGTTTTCTGATTCACTTATTGCATAAGTATCAATAGTACCTTTATATAATAAAAAAGGGTCAGCAATAATTTGATTTGTATTACCTAAAAAACCTCTATAAATTTCCACTTCATCATTAACAATATTTTCATTTAAAGCTGTTGATATAAATGTTTGGTCGGCACCTGATAAATCAATATTTAAACTTGATTTAGATAAATCTGTTTCTTCTGTAAATGATGGTACAGAAACTAAAAATGGACTAGCCGTATATGTTTTACTTGAACCTGATATTGATGAAGTTAAATTAAATGAATTATCAGTTAAATTTACAGGTGTTGAAAATCCTATTGTTAATAAATGAAATGGAACAATTTCATTTGTTGCTAGGTGGTTTTTGACTGCTGTCGTTAAGTTTCTCGTCATAAATTTCGTACGTTGTTCTGTTTATTTTTTCACTTCCTTTTATCATAACAAAACTAAATGTTCCATCAGGAGTTTTATGCTTTCCTAAATCATTTGTTGTTGTATTTATATCTGCCTCATCAACTACTTTTTCGGCAACAACATCTACATTTATCCAATGTCTTACTAAATATTTTGCCATTATAAGTGTTCTTCAACATCAAATTCATATTGATATAATACATCTCCATCTTTTGTTGTTCCAACAGAACCAAATTCTTGAATATCATTTTCTAAATGTACGGTAAAAGGAACATTATTATAAGTAACCACACTATCATCTACTAAATCTGCTTGTAATGGTGGTTCAATGGTAACTGTTGATGCGTTTGATGAACTTGTTACATCTTCAACAACCATATATACTTTAGTATGGGAGGCAAATTTAATTAAGTCTCCTGCTTTAAATCTGCCTGTCCCATCTCCACCAAAGCCGTCCATAGCTATTGTGGTATCTCCAGCTGAATGCGACCCATTAATTAAAACTGTTCCTGTTTCACTTCCTTTTGTATTGCTTAAATCAGGTGGTATAATTGTAAAATGTTCTTTTCCTGACCTTTGTTTAACAATAAAAGCCATTAAACTTCCATAAATATCACTTCTTTTTCCTATTATTATTCTTGCCGTAAATCCAAATCTTTGATTATCAACAACCCTTGATAAATGTTTTCCATTAATTGATTTAGATGAAATGGTATTTTGTTTTGACATAAAACCCATTGTTTCAAATTTTGCAGTTGATATTGGAAATGTACCACTCATTATACTAACTCACTTCTTCCTTTTTCTGTTAAAGCATTATTTATTATTGCAGTTATTGTACCTCTATTATTTTGTAATGCCTCATCAAAACCTTGTGTATCCATAGCAGTTATATTAAAATTAACATTAACAGAACCACCTGATGTACCTCTTGCTGATTGTGTAATTTGTCCTGAACTATTTGGTATGAATAATTCGGCACCTCTTTCGCCAACAACAACTGGTTTTCCTTTTGATACTGCACCACCTTTTGCAAATCCTAAAAAGTCTAATCCAATATCTATAAATTTATGTATATTTCCAGATTTAGTTTCATCATTTTGTTTTTTCTTTTCTGCAGTTATTTGTTTTTCTATTCCTAATTTTGTTAATAATGCAACTATTGTTGTATTTTCTAAAGCTATTTGAACACCTATTTTTATTGCCACTTCAACTAATGCACCAATTAATTTTATTAATATTTGGTCAGCTATATTTTTAAATGTATTTCCTAAATCTTTTCCTAATACAATGCTTTCAGCAATTCCTTTTGATAATCCTTTTACACCCATTTCAAATATTTCAAACGCTTGTTTAGATAAATTAGTTAATTTTTTAAGTGAATCTTCATTTAATTTTTCTATTTCTTTTCTAAATGGAGATATATTTCTTTTTAACTTTTCTGCTTCTTTATTAACCTTTTCTACTTCCTCTTGCATTTTTTTAACTTCAACTGTATTTGCTTCAATTTCTTTTTTTACTCTTTCAAATACATTTCTAATGCCTTTAATTTCTCCATTTGATTCTTTTAATTTTTCTAAAAAACCAATATCAATTTCAATACCTAGTTTTTTTAATAATCTTCCTATTTGGTCAAATATTAAACCTATTGCAAAAACAACCATTCTTCCTTTTGTACCTAACATTAAGAAACCAATAATACCCATTTCTCTAACAACAGGTGGTAAAGCATTAATTATATCTATCATTCCTGAAATACCTGAACCTATAACTTTAAATATATTTTTTGTTGCATTGATTAATGTTACAACACTTACAATAGCTTCTTCTATAAATGTAATAAAACCTTGTGCTAAAGCATTAGCCATTTTTCTTAATTTATCTTGATTTTCTTCAACAAGTTTATTTATTGTAATTAAACCACCTTTTAAAAAATCAAAAAATCCAGCTTCATTAGTTTGTAATTTAAATTGAAATATTTTATCGCCTATCATTGAAAGAGTTCCATCAAAAGTAGTTCCTAATACTTCTGCCGCTTTTCCAAATCTACCATTTTTGCCAAAAACTTTTTCTAATGCTTCTGCTGATTGTTCTGCATTTAAACTAACGCCTGATTTAAAACCAAGCATTGCTCTAACACCTCTTTCTCTAAAAATTTCTGCTGATGCTAAACCTGATGATAATGACCTTTGTACTTGTTCTGCAGTTTGTCTAAAATCTAATCCTGTAACTGCCGCAATATTACCAACAAGTTCTAAATTTTTTCCTAATTCTTCTGCATCTTTAGAAACAACAGCAAGATTACCTGAAGCACCAGCTATTTCTTCCAATGTAAATGGAACACGTCCAGCAAATTTAACTAATGTATCAAATGCTTTTTTACCTTCATCAACTGAACCAAATAAGAAAAAGAATCTTAATCTTAATTGTTCAACTTCTCTACCAACATTTACAAATGAACGAGTTACTAATCCAGCACCAATACCTAATAATGCTGATTGAACGGAAAATATTGAATTTCTTAAATTGGATAATCCAGCTTTAATACCATTAAAAGCTACTTTTGTTTTATCTTTTGCTAATATATTTAAAACTAAATTTTGTGCCATTATTTATGCCTTGCTTTATTCATAGCTAAATCATGTTCTTCTTTTTCTAACATTAAATAGCCAATCCAATGGTTATACTCCCATTCTTCCATTTGTAAAACTTCTTTAATTGTTATTTTTAACCTATCAGCAAGAATAATACAATTTTTTAATTGAGGATCAGATTTTAGTTTTTTTTTACTTGGTCAGGACTCGGAGATTGTACCATAGCTGTTGCTATGCGTGACATTACATCAGAATCTACTTTATGCATTAATGCTAATTTATCTTCTAAAACAAAAAGTTTATTACCATCTTTATCAATGGCTTTCATAACCAATATATCAGCAAGAATACTAACATCATTTAAATTATCTGATTTTTTAAATAATTTATTTTTTTCAGATAATGTTATAGGTGTCCAATAAATAACAGTTGGATTACCAGCTTCATCTTTCCATTCTTCGACTTCAATAGACTGAACGCCTAATGACTCAAAATGAGATTTAGCAGAATCTATTAACTTCATAAAGTCTTATTAGACAGTACCTCTAGTTAATGCTCCTGTGCCTTGAAATGTAATAGATCTAGTAATTACTGCGTCCATTCCATTAGTAACTGACATTCCTGTAACAATCCCTGTTCCTGTAAAACTTTCATCGCCAGAAGTTGCACCCTCTGGTAATAAGATAAAAGCAATAGAACTTCCAACTGTTAAAGTTTGTTGTGGAGAATCTGTTTCATCATAACTCATATCTAATGAGCCACTAAATGAAGTTCTTCCAGCTACAAATGATTTTGTTGCATCAGATAATTGAGTATCCTCAACAACATCTGCAGTAGTTTCTAAAGTGAATCCTGTCAATTCTCCGATTGCAGTTCCACCAGCTTTTACTACGCCTTCTTTTCCGTGGTGTGTTGCCATTTGTTATCCTTTTCCTTTTTCGGTTGTGATTTATTTTGTTCTTGCTTATAGCCAAGTTCTAAAAAATTATCAAGTTGTGTTTCATTGATAATTACTTCATGACCATCTTTGTATAATTTAATATCTTTTGCCATAATGCTTTTTACTATCTTTCTTCTTCTTCGTCAATATCTTCGTCATCTTCCCATTGCTCATCTTCATCATCTACAACATTATCATCATCATATTCTCTATGTTTTTCTAATAATTCTCTAATGTCTTGAACAAGTTCTTCTAATTTATCTAATTTTTTTTCAATTTTATCTAAATTTTTATCCATTTAGTTCTCCTATGGGGTTGCTGATTGATGTTCATACATTACTCTTATAGTTAATAAAACTGCACCATAAGGGAATAATGTACCAGCATCAGTTTCAATAGAAATAACTTCTGTATCTAGTGCTTTATTATTTCTAGTAATATCAGATTCTAATTCTGTTTCAATAGCACTTGCTACATTGTTTCTTTCTGTATCAATATTATTTTCATTTGTTTTAACAAAAGCAGTTATACCAAATTCTAATACATTTATTCTTGTTTTAGCACCACTTCCTAATTCTGAATCTTCTTTTGTTTCTTCTATTGTTTGAATTAATACTGCTGGATATTGTTGTTGTGATAATTCATCTAATTCAAATGGTTGTCTAGTAACCTTTTTTATAGCTGGACTTGATATTCCAGATATTGTTGAAACTATATGATTTGCAATATCTTCTCTTATACTCATATTTTAAATTTTTTTATTTGTTTGTTAATAAATCTTTCATAGTTTTTTCCAATTAATTTTTCAACCTTTTTATTAAATCCAAAAAACTTTCTAACAGGTAATTTTCCTTGTCCTGTTTGATGCCTAAATGCTTTAATAGCTTCTCTTTGACTACGAAAAAAAACTTGTGCTTTTGTTGAAGATACTAATTTTGAACCTATTGATTGCAACATTCTATTTGTATCTTGTAAATCAACTTTTGTTTTACCTTTTAATTCTTGATAATATGAAGAATAACCAATAAATTTTCTATTATTCATATCCAAACCTCTTTTATGAGTTCTATCCACAACAATAGTTTTTAAATTTTCACCAGCTTGGTCTAAACCCATTTTTATTATTTGAGGAAACTTATTTATAAATTTAATATATTTTGATTGTACTATTTTTATATTGGATTGAACTTTTATGCTTAAAGCCATTATCTATTTAATCTTCTAAATCCATGCAACGGTTCTCTTTCGTTTGAAACAATAGTTCCACTTGCATCAATATCATATTCAACACCATCTTCTAAAATAGACTTCCATTCTTTGTTATATTCTGACATATAATACTCTGCCATTCTTTCAAATCTATCTTTATCTGCTTCAGGTCTAAATTTTGATAATGCTGGACAAAAGAATCTACCTAAAAATAAATAAACTCCTGCTCTTTCAAATTGGTCTAAATTAACTTTTGTATTAACCATTTCAGCAGTATTTAAAACTGTTATATCTGTAAATACATTTGTTTTATATACAGGCCACCATTCAATTCTTAATTGCCTTAAAATATCATTAGTAGTTTGTGCTAAAAAGTTTGTTGTTTCAGTATCACTTGTAGCAATACCAAAATTAAAAGCATCAGGTTGATATTTAGTAATATCAGAAGTTGTTATAACATCAGCACCTGTATAATTAGCCATTATCTAATACCCATTATCCAATTAATAAGTCTTTTAATTCTTTTTTTTAGTTTTTTTAACATTTTTTTTCTTCTTTGGTTTTAATTCAACTATTTTATCAGAAATGTTATCCTTTGTCGCTTTTTTAATTTCTTTTTTTACATCATTAACAGGAGCATAACCTCTCATTTTAAAATGTTGTAAATTAGCTTCATATTGTTCTTTTGGTCTTGTAATTATTTTTTTTCCATTTGTTAATTTAATATCCATAAATTCTCCATTATTAAATGTGAGGGCAGTTTCCCACCCTCACAAAGTATCCAATTATTATTGGATTGATGAATCAGAATGTAATTCAACACCATAAGTATCGTTTAATTCTCCGACACCATATACTGCTGTTGCTACAATCTCATCTGCTCTTAAAGATGCATCTCTTTGAGTTTCAATTTTCAAATCTTGCATCATAGCCATAGCTAAAGCATCTCTGTGGAATACACCTTGTTTGTAATCTCCAGTAGTTCCATCGTTAGCAATGTTTGTTGTTTCATAGATTGGTACTCCACCTAATCTTCCAACAAATCCATTTCTTAATGCCTCATTTGCTATATCATTAGAACTAGCATTTGCAAAAGTATTAGTTAAATTTGCTTTAAGGTCATAAGCTACCATTGGGTGTATAACTGTTGATACTCCGTCCATTGATACTCCAGCATTTCTAACATTTGCAATTGATTGAAATACTAATGCGGCAGTTAAAGCTGTTGAGCCTGAACCTACTGCTGTACTAAAACCATCAAATAATGCTGTTAAGTCTTGGTCTTGTTTTTTTGCAATCGCTTCACCAAAAAGTTTTCCGATGTCAGCCGCAACATTTCTTGGAGCAGAATTTCTTGCTAAATCCGTTAATGTTGTCATAATTCCAACTTCTGATGCTGTTATAGTAACTGAAGATGGATTGATTGCTGTGTTAGATAAATCAGTTGCTTCTGATACTGCCGCCGCCGAAACTGCAGAGTAAATTGGAACTTCAACTGACTTTCCACCACCTGTTATAGCATAATTTTTTACAAGTGGTCTCATAATTGATTGTTCACTTGCTACAAATAATGCTTCTGCAACGATTTCCGTGTATAATTCGGAGAGCGTTGAACTTGTGCTTTCGTTTGCCATTTTATTTGTCCTCTATATTTATTTATTTGTTAAATTAATTTGAGTAGGTTTTGAATCACGAAGTTTTCTATATTCAGAATACTTCTGTCTATCCTCTGCCTTACTCATATCTAAATCACTGATGTTAAAAGGTTTTACAGCTTTTCCCTCGACACTGCTCTGGCTTCCTGTACCAGACAAAGACCCTTGACGGAAATGTGGGTTAGCATCTATAAACTCCTTAACTTGTTCTTCAACCGTTAATAGTTCTCCTTTTTGGTTATACCTAATATTTCCATTATTATCAAGTACTTCTACCTTATTATCATCTGTTAATCTTACTTGGTCTTTTAACAACGAAACTACTTGGCTTGGGCTTATAGCTTTATTTTTTGATGCAACAGATAATATAGTATTATCAACCCTTTCCTTTTTAATTTCGCTTTTATATTTATTAATTTCTTGTTCCTTTTCAGCTATTCTTTCTTGCATTAGCTTTTCAAGGTCAGCTTTTGTTTTTGCATCTTGGATTTGTTTTTGTTTAGCAACATCTTCTTCTTGTTTTTTAACTTCATCTAATTGTCTTTGATGTTTAGCTTTTTCTGACTCCAATCTAGATTTTATAATATTATCTAATTGTTCTTGTGTAAAAGTCATTTCCTTTGCTTTTTCAACTTTTACTTCAGTATTTTCTGTTGTTTCTGTTTGTTGGTTTTGAGGTTCAACAACCTTTGTTTCTTCGGACATTTTAACTCCTATTCTATTTTTATGTTTCCGTTTGCGTCATACCAATTAGGATTGACGAAACTCCATTGATGACGACAGTTATAACCACCTCTGACAATAAAAGGATCTCCAGCTTTTTTGCCTTTCCAACTTCTTTGCCATAGTTTTCTGACTTCATCTTTCGTAAATAATCCACCTTTTCTCTTATCATATTTTCCACTTCTGACAAGCCTACAATGCGGTCTTGTTGTTGGTATCACATTTCCTAAATAAACGGCATATGTTAATCCAGCTTCTTCTGATTTAGCTAAATTAAGGGTTGCATCAAATTCCCTTAATGAATCATTCAATATTTGCCCAGCATAACGCTTCATATTTTCCCCTGTCCTATCACTTGCAAATTTTGATTGTAAAGTTTGTATATTTTTGTCTAATTTTTGTCTTAATTGTGTTGCTTGTGTCTTATTTTTTCTTTTATCTAATTTTCTTAATTTAATTTCATCTGATTGAATATTATCAATTAAATCTTGTATTTTTGAATCATCTGCACTTGCATATATACCATTAATTGTTTGTCTTAATTCTTTTTCTAAATCAACAGGGTCAGCACCAACCAATGTATATTGATATATTTTTTCAGATAATCGCCTTGTCATTGTATTTGATACATCTTTAAATTGTGTAAATGTTTGTCTTTTTAAATTTTGTATTAAGGTTAAATCTGATTGTGTTAATTGTTGAAAAGCAACAGGAATATTACCTATTTTTTTAAATGCTTTTTCTATTCTTTTTGCTTGTTTATTAAAACCTTGTCTAACAACAGTATCTGACCATCTTAAATATTCTTTTTCTAATGTTTGTCTTATTAATGGTTGTACTGCTATTGCTGATTTAAGATTATATAATTTAAAATCATCATCTAACGGAAGTTCTTTTCCAGCTAATGCTACAATATCTCGTTCAATTTTATTTAATGTTCTTATTAAAGTTTCGTAATATTCTGATTCTGCAATTTCAATTGCTCTTATTCTGTATATTGCTGTATCTTCTACTATATTCGCCATTCATTAAATTTCTTCTTCTTCCACTTCTTCATCAGGTTGTTGTGCTTCATCTTGTGTAAATTGACCTAATTCTTTTTGTTGTTCAATTTCATCAAATATTACATTTAATTTTTCATCATCATCAACAACTGACCTAGCAATTTCTTTATCAATTTCTTTTTGCAATGTTGGAGATTGAATATTAATAGCTTTTGCTTGTTGATAAAAAGCTAAATCAGATGCATAATCTCTAATGTTAAATGTATCAGGATAATTAATTTCTCCATCAAATTCTGTATTTTGAAACATACTATATAATTTAAATAATTGTTCTTCTGCTATTTGTAAATTATCTGCTTTTTCTGACAACCTTGCATTTAATAATTCAAATTCAGTTTGTAATGCTATTCCTGAATTAATTTGATTTCTTGTTGTTCTTATGGCTCCTGTATGTGCCAATCTGTTAATTGCTTCAACTTTATGATTAATTGAATCCATTAATTGTGCTAAATTTTGTCCAGATGGTTGTAATAAATATGGTTTTAAATTTGGTTCCATTTCATCAGGCATTTCTATAACTGCACCAGCACCAGCACTTGCATTTACGCTTGGAGTTTTTACTAATGATGGGTGGTTAGTTAATCTAATTAATTGTTCTATTTCTGAAAATTCATTATAAATACTTTTTTGCAAATCCGCTATATCTTGTAGGTCTGACTGACCAATGCCTCGTTTATGTGACTTTGCATTGTATAAAATAACTGCTGGTATTTTGCCAATCAGATTCTCGGCAGTATCTATTACGGTTGGTTCAGTTCTATCATCTTTCATATACAAGGTATCTACTCTGTCTAAATACCAAACACGCATATATGTTCCACCATTCTTATCAACCTCTTCTCTAATTTTTAAATAATCCAAAGTATATTTACCATTTAATTCTCTTTTAAAATTCCAATCCAAAACATTTTCTGGGGTAATAATTGAAATATACGGTCTTATATCTTGTTCAATTTCTTCTGCTTGTGTATTTGTTGTTACCTTTGGTTTATCTAAAATTAAAAAACTATGTCCATAAATAGATGCATAATTTTGTGCTTGTTTTATTACTGCATTAAAGCTATTTCCATCAAGGTCAGCATCTTTTAAGAATGATTCTAAACTAGGTTCTTCTGCCATTGAACCAAAATTTCTTGATGGTTTTACTCTAAATAAAAAAGATGAATATATTTGTATTATATTTTTACAATGATTATCGCAAGGTGTATTAGCCAATCTTTGATTAAATTCATTATCCAATTCTAAATTATATCTATTTAAATATTGACCAACCATATAATCGTAACCACCGTTGTACGACCGAATATAGTATTCCCATAAGCTAACAGATTCTTTATAATCTTTATGAGTATTTAATGCTTCATCTCTTGCGTACATTTTATCTATGCGTCCATCTTATTGGTTTATATGGTATATTTTGTGCTATTAATGGTTTAACAATTTCAATTAAATATCCAATGCTGTCATTCATATGATCATAGCCTTCTTCTTTATCAGGAATATTTGTATTTTCCTTGTATATTTGTCTTTGTAAACCTTTTATCATAATTTTGCAAGATGGCGAGATAAAAATATAACGCTTTCCATCTGCTGACTTTAATCTTGAATTTACTGCATTGATTCTATCTCTTATTGGACTATGTTTTAATTTACATTTTACATTAAAACCAGCATTTTGTAATATTGTTAAATCAGTTTTACCACCAGCAGAGGTTTTTCTTTGCCTACAAGCTGGGTCAGGATAAACAAATATTTTTTGTTTTGTTCCATATCTGTTTCGTATTTCCTCAACCATTTCATCTGTATTACTTGAATAAATAACTATTTCATCAACAAAATGAATTGTATCTTTTTCTAATTGAGCCACACAAGCACTCATTGGATCCACATTAAAATCCAATCCTATATGTAAAGGTTTAGACCAATCTATATTTTTTGGTTTAACATTATCAACAGCATGGAAATTATAATAAACAGCACCAGCATAATTTTCAAAACTACCCTCAAATTCTTGTCTAAATGTTCTTATATCAATATCTTGTTTTGCTTGTTCTATTTCTTCTGATGATACCATTCCACCTTGTAATGTAGTAAATTGAAAACTATCCCATTCATTATCTCTTTTACCTTTTTCATACATACGGTATGACCAATTACCAAAGCCCTTTGGAGAACCACACATTAAAACATCACCCATTGTATCAGCAATAGATGCCCTTAATACTTCTGTCCAAGCCTTTTCATCAATATCAGCAAACTCATCTAATATTAAAAAATCAATACCTACTCCACGCAAAGCATCATAATTTTCACAACCTTTTAAGGATATAATACTTCCTGTTCTTTTAATCCTAATTGATAAATTAGTTTCATTAATAGATTCAATCCAATTAAAACTTGCTAACATTTGTTTTAATTTAGACCATACAATTTCTCTAGCCATTTTAAATGTTGGTGCAACATACCATATATTCTTTCGAACTTGGGTTGCATATTTCATCATTTCAGTAATACATAAATAGGTTTTACCAAATCTTCTGCCTGATACTAATACCCTAAATCTTTTATTACTCTTTGAAACTTTATGTTGGGGTTTTGTTAATGTTATTTTCACTTAAACACCAATATTTAACTATATATTTTTGTTCGTCAAATTCTTTAGGTGCTTTTTGTACTAATGTAATAGTTTTTTCTGCACCTTTGGCTACACATTCTGAATAACTTAATAATTCTCTATCTGTTAATGGTGGATAACAAAAATTATTAACTAATGAGCATACTTGGTATAGTAAAATCCATTTCATCTATTTCCTTTTTTTGTAATATTTTCGATGCACTTGGACTCTCCAAGACCAATGAAAAATTGACCTTGCAACTTTGCCTATTTTTTCTACTATCCAATCTATCATTTTTAATACTCATAATTACGGATATAATAACATATCCTTTGCTTCCTTTTGTAATTTTTTTATTTTATCATCTTTTACAGATAATTCTATTTCTTTTAAATTTATTATAGCTTTTAATGTATCTATTTCTTTATTTAATATTTTAATTTTCATTTCTAAATCATTATCGCCTTTATGTTTTATTTCATTTTCAAACGTCTTATCTTCAGCTAATACTTTTATAACATCAACTTTGTTCATTTTAATATTAAAGCTTTAATAGACTTTTCCCCCATATAAATTTCTGTTTCAGCTTTACCACGATAACATTTATAAGTTACTGTTTCACTATAAGTTCTTTCAGCTTCACGCTTACCTCTTAAACACATAGCCATATTATCTTGTATTCTATGCTCTTTAATTTCTCCATTAACAAACATTAATAATGCTATAACTGATTCAATCATTGTGAATTACCATTTGTATATTTAATTTCTCTATTAGCATCTTTTAACTTTTCTATATCTTCTAAAACCTTATCCATTTGCTTTCTTAAAAATTCTATATTAACTTTATTTAATGCCATTTCCTCAATATGCTTATTTAATTTATCTGTGGTTTTATATAAATCCTCTATCATCATAAATTGTTCTGAATCTGCTGGTAATGAACCTAATTGTCCTCTTGGCCATTTAATTCTAAATTCTGTATTTTCTTCTAAATCTTTTTCCATTAATTGTAATCTTGTATCTGTAATATTTAACCTTTCAACCATTTGAAAATAACCCATTGTTCCTAATGCAACTATTACAATTAAACTAGCAACTGTTTTCATTGGCATAGATACTTTTGCTTCTTCTGATATTTTTAATGCCATTATATTTTAAACCCCTTTCTCCAAGATTTAATCGCCCAATAAACAGGTTTCAAACTTTTTTGCCCTGATACTTTTCTCAATATAGCACCATGCCTAGCTAAAAATGACCTTTGCCTTGCTGGATTATTTTTTTTAATTGACATATTAGGATCACCAAAACGAACTTTTTTGATATTGCCTGTTGCCCTATTTCTAACATACACAGCAAATTTCTTTCTTTGACCTGATGTTCTAAAAGGTTTATTTAATTTAACTGTTCTACCTCTATATTTTGCCATGCATTGTAATTACCATATATTATTTACAAATACACCCATAAAAATCGCCACTACCATCTTTCATTACATGCACATTATAAGGGGCTTCATAATAAATTGTTAAATGTAATCTTAAAATATCACATAAATCAAAACAATTTATATCTGACATAATTTCAATACCTTCCATCATTTGTTTAGTAACAGAAACTAAACTATACAAACCATCATTTAACAAAATTAAATCCATTATCTTTTAAAATGTCTTTGTCTCCATTTATTGCATACATAGGTATCTCTAACACCTCTTGTCCTATAAATACCGCAAAACATATTTCTTTGTGAAAACATACCGCAATTTCCACATGAACCTCTGCCTGTTGATTGTCTATAATCCTGTGGCATTTGATAAGGTATAAATTCTCCATTTGAATAAAACATAGACCTTTTATTCATTTACCTTGACCTCTATATTTCTTAAATGAACGCCTTTTATGTTTATTCATTTTTGCTTTGCTAGGATTACGACCAATATTTGTTTTATGAAATACAGGCTCATGCTCAACCCTACCATAAAGATTACCTTTTCTTTTTGCCATCTTTTATTTCTTCTGCTTTTGCATCAATTATTAATGGTAATGGTTCATTAAAATTAGTTTGTTCAATTTTATCTTTTTGGTCTAAATGTTGCTTTCCTAACCATATTTGCATAGCTACATTACCACCTAATGCTTTCTCAAATTGAGCACGTCTTAAACTAATTCTGCCCATCTCACGCCCCTTTTTTATTAGGTGGACATAATTCCTTTGTAATGTCTTTGTTGAAACCTCACAAAATTCTGCAATTTCTTCATAAGTGCAATGTAATTGTGCTAATTTCTTTATTGCTTCGCTATCTACTTTTTTAAGTGGTCGTGCCATTATGTCCTTTTTGTGTTAATTAATATATAAAAAGGTGGCTGTCAATCTTCGGTTACTTGCTGATTTTTTAAAATGTTTCGTTAAATTAGAATTATCGCCTTTTATATGAGATAATTTTCTTTTTATTACCCAATTTTTACTCCTATTTCTTGAATATATCATTGATGGTTGTGATGTTACTGAATAATATCTATAACCCAATTTAGTAAAATATTTACCACAAAATTCACTTATCCTATTACCTAATCCAATGCCTTGATAATCTGGCAAAGTAACTATTCTATGTTCTCTTTTAGCTTTTTTTATATGTGGGTGTGGAAATTGTAAAACTGCCCCAAATGCAACAGGCTTATTCCATATATATCCAATAAAACATTTTGATGCACGGTGTATATTAGTATTCAAATAATGATAGTTTCTAAACATTCCCCATGAGTCAACGCTTGTTGGATATATTTTGAAGTCAATTTCTGGTCGCTTGGCTGACCCCCTAGTTAATTTGTTTGTATTTACATCAAATATCCAATCAGGTTGCAACCAATCAACAATATCATAATGGCATGAAACGGCTACAAATTGCTTTTTTGTTTTCCTAATAAATTTTTGAACACAATGACTACCAATTTTAGCTACATCTCTATCCACAACAGAGGTAAATTCATCAAAGCATACCATATCTTTATTTTGTAATAATGCCCTTACTATATCCACTCTAAATTGTTGTCCTGTTGATAATGCTGAATAAGGTAATAACCACAAAGGTGGACTAGCAAAACCAACACTTGCTAAACATTTTGAAATTTCTTTTATGGATATATCTTTTGGAAATTCATTTATAAATGCTGAATTATTATCCCATTTAAAAGACCTAATATAATTATCTTTAAATAATTGTTTAGCTAGGCTTGTTTTACCACTACCAGATGTTCCTACAATTAAACCAACTTGCCAATCAAAATTTAAATCAATATTAAAATCAAATTCCTTTTTAAGTTTTTTTTCAGGTACTAAATCATATATGCCACATATTTGTTCTGTTCTAAATGTTGGCTTATATTCTGTTTCTTTTAGAAATTTAACACTCGACAAGTTAATCCTCTTTCAGATAATTCATTATATAATTCTTGTTGTTTTTCTTCAGATTCACATTCAATTATAACTTCACATTTATTTGGTATAGTTATTTCTGAACTATCTTCCAATGCTTCTTTATCAGATAAATATTTATCTAATTCTAATTTATCAAATCCTGTTAAATCTAAATCAAAACTTTCATCTTTTAATATATTTAATTCAGATATTAACAAATCTTCATTCCATTTAGTTTCTTGTCCTGACCGATTATCCATTATTCTATATGCTATTGCTTTATTTTTTTCAAAATCCTTTTTAATAACAAATGCTGTTTTTTTATGTAATTCTTTTAATGCTTTCCATCTTGTATGACCAACAACAATATAATTATCTTGGTCTATAACTATTGGTTGATTATTACCAAATTCTGAAATACTATTACGGACTTTTTTTACTGCATCAGCAGATATTTCTCTTGGATTGTTTTTATATGGTTTAATTAGATTAATATCTATTTCTTCAATCTTCATACAGGTATTTTTTCCATTTTAACTATTACACCTTTTGGAAAAACATTTCTATCACTAAATAATTCATCATTTTCTTCATATGTTCCAAATGTTCTTACACATTTTTTATCTTTTTGAAACAAATAAGCATGTGTTACCATTACACTAGGTTTCATTCCTAAAAAATCAAAGCTAGTACAATGTCCTGCATCGCCTAAAATATCTAACCATGTAATTTTATAAAAATAATATTTCTTTTTTTTAATAATGGCAAATTTATATTGTGCTTTTTTTCTTTTCATTGTTTTGTTTCAACCTCTGATTCAATTACTGCTTGATATATTTGTAATTGTGCTTTCAACCTACGATTTTCCAATGCTAAAGCAATTATTCTTCTCCTTGCATATTTAAATATTCTTAATATTGCTTTCATTCAACATTGTGTATTATATGGTCTTTATCATACCTATCTATTTTATACTCTTTTCCATCTTTTTTGAAGTAATCAAATCTGTCCTCGCTATGCCTAAAATCAAACCCTAATTTTTCCATTTTTTGACGTAAATTAACAGGCGATTCCTGTTTTATTTGATCAATTTCTTCCATTTCCCATCTTTTTTGACTTAACCATGTGCTAAAATGTGGCACAAATTTGTCCTCAATACCTTGCATTTGTTTATTATATATATCAATAATTGTTTCTTTTTTTGGCATATCATCACAAACTTTTATAAATGTTTGGTATGCTTTCCATTTGGAACCTCGTTTAATAATTAAACCTTTCCAAAGTTCCTCAAAAATTGAGCTATATTTATTATTAGGTATAGGTTTAGGTATAGGTATAGGTGTCATTGTTTTGCCATTGGCAAGAACTTCAATCAAATCATTTTGGTCAGTAATTTGTTTTTCTAATGTTCCGTTTTTATATCTTGCTTCAGCACCTTTTTTACCAGCATATGATTTTCTTTGATATTTAGCTGTTAAATATTTATGTTCAGCTGTTAATCTTTTATGAGTCCAATGATTATGTTCTTCATTTGGTATAAAAAATTCTTCCAATATTTCTTCAACTTTAGCATAACAACTTCCATCTATACATTGACATATTCTATAAGCAGATTTTGTTGAAAATGGTTTTGTATTTTTAGTCCAAGCAAAACATAATAATCTAATATATATACCTACTTGTTCATTGCTTAAATGTACCGTTTCTGCTGTAAATGTATCTGTAAATAATTGCAAAGCATGAAATTTATTAGTTTCCATATTACCTCGCTATAAATTGTGCTACAAAAAATTGCCAAGGTTCTGCCTGTGTTGGTTTCCATACCTTTGGAACTCCATACCATTTTTGCTTATTAGCAATATCATACATAATATCATTAAATTGTTTTTCAGATATTTGTTGGTCATTTTCGTTAAAATATAACGACTCTGAATTAATCATAAAATTAACTGTTTTTTTAGGTACAATTTTTTTTATGCTATCCTCAACAATAGATTCCATATTTTGTATATCCTCTATTTTTACCATTTGTTTATTTTTCATAAAATAAATAACTCCTTTCTAATTGATTTAGTTTTATGTTTGTTTTTATTAAAAGCTGTTTTTCAGTACCGAATTTTTCTTCAAACAACTTTTTATTAAGATGTATTGATTCATTACCCATATTATGATGTCTTGGACATAAAGGAATTGTATCTTGATGGTCAGGTCTTAAAGATAATCCTGTATGTTTTCTAATATGGTGTATTACTACATTATTTGAACCACAAGCAACACAACCTAATTCTTTTAATTTGTTAAATCTAATCCTGTCGGACTTTTTCATATAAATAAGTTATTTTTCCATCATGAATATAATATCCATTAAGAATTTTCTTTGGCTTTTTCTTCAAGATATTTTTCATATTCTTTTTGGATTTCTTTTTCTTTTCCATATGTGTTTTCATAAGCTAATTCTTTATTTAATTTAAATTCTAAATAACTAATTATCCTCGATTTTTTCTTTAATTGTTTCACAATGACTAATTATATTATTAATTTCATTTAAAACTTCTGCTTTTCTGAAAGTATCTTTATTAGCATCTGAAATATCAATTAATTGATTTAACCTAATCATTCTTAAAAGTCGTTTAAATGCTCTTCTTACATGCATATCCGACATATCAGAAACCATAATCCACTGATTTTTAGATTTAGAAAAATAATATTCTTCTGGAGTAGGTTGCTGTGTTTCATCAGTTTTAGGTATATCTAAAAAGTTTTCATTACTCATAATAATTTCTCCTGATTAGGATTTTTAGGTTTAAACGGTTTCCAATCAAAGTCTATAAGTTTGTATTTTTTACCATTAAATTTTGATGTAAAACTTTCATTGGTAATTTGTTTTGCCTTTTTTAATTTATCATATGGTATAAACATATATTCTTTTCCGTGTGTAATACCTAATGATTCTTTTTTTCTTAAACATTTTTTGTAAATATAATCTCTTATACTTACTTTACCGAGCCAAATTTTATCTACTTGAACTTTTATCATTTTGTACTTCCATTTCTTTAGTTAAAATTAATGGTTCTAATTTATCATTTTCAAATGCTTGGTCAGATTCATAACCATCAATATAAAAATATAAAATTGATACTTTTAAATGTTTTGCTACTTGTTTTAAATTATAACAAGTAATTGCATTGGCACCTTTTTCATATTTTTGTATTTGTTGAAATGTAACTCCTAATTTATTTGCCAACCAAGATTGAGTTTTTTTAAGTTCCAACCTTTTTGTTTTTATTTTTACTCCAATAGAATTATTGAAGATTTTTTTATCTTCTTGCATTGTTGCTCCTATGATTGATTGTGCATGGGGAGAAATCGGTTAAACTCCCCATACATTTTTTAACTAGAAAGGGAGAGATGTATGATTCGCTAAAAGAATTTAAGAAACACCCCTCAATTTTTTTATTATCCGATTTAACCATTAACTGCAATTTAAATCGACTAAACTAAAAGTATATGCGAATTAATTTACCATTTGATTTGATATTTATTAAAACAATGGTTTTTTATTGTTTTATAAGGTTTTCATTGAAAAGCCTTATTTTTAAAGGATTTTTAACTATTTAGATATTTATAGTATTTCGTATAAATACCTATGTCTTACGAAAACATAAATTTACAAATTTTGGTTTTGGAATTTAATTCCTTGCAGAAAAAAACCAATGGAGTTTTCCCAATAAGTTTTGTAAATTTGTCACTTTTCGCTAAAACTTTAAAATCGGTTTTAGTTGGTATTTTATATACCGTAAAAAGATTATTGGAGTCCAAATCCGTAATTTTTAGTAGTTTGGGTAGGTATTAGATAATCCATATAGGATTAATCCCTTAACCAAAACCGTCAATTCAGCAATGGTAAACGGCAAGTGCTTTAGATTAGTTTCTTTAGCCGTATAAATTTTCCTTTCCTAGTTTCTATAACCTTTAGCAAGTTATACTGATGATGTTAGCTAATAAACCAAAACGAAAAACTAGAGAGGTAAATATGCAAGTAACTATACTTGAACCAACAAATAAGAATAATTCTAAATTAACACAATTACAATTTGAAGAATATTTTGTAAAACCAAATTTAGATAATTCTAAAATGTATAATTGGAATTTTGGTGGTTTTGATGAAAATAATTGTACATCAAAATTAAAATGTCCAATATTTAAAGATTATATAGATTATAAATCTTTCACAATTATTTGTGATAAAAATTTAGAATCTTCTATATCTTATTGGTGTGAATATTTTCACGGTGGTGGAAGTATTTCAAAAATAAAAAAATTACCTAATAATAAAATAGCAATTAGGTCAGATTATCAATGTTGGTAATATAGCCGAAACCAGCGGATTTATTCGCTGGTCTATCTATTGTGATGAATAGATACTGATGATGGCAGTCCCATTAATTATAACTAGGAGGAAAATCATGAAAAAAGGTCATGATATAAAAAAAATGGTAGAAAAAATTAACAATGATGTTCAATATAAAAAAGACTATATTGTTGATTTACATTCTATTTCAATTAAACCACATGCTAATGTTAATGAAATGTTTCCAAATTTATGGGCATTTTCTAGCAAAGGGCACCAATTAACCGATCATTCATTAGGTCAGTTATGTGGAAGATTGGATATAGGCAGAAGTTACATAAGTAAATGTTTGCCTGTTAGCCAAGAACTTGTTGCTCATAACTTAAATTTTTGGATTAATAAAAACAAAAATAGAAAGTTAATGATTAGAACAAAAGGATATGGCACCAATGATACGGCAAGAGCAATTATGTCAGATAGGTATAAAAGAATAGATAATGATGTAGTTGTTAACCATAGCTTAAACAAGTTAATGGATATGAATGCTGAATTAAAATATGCTCATTATGATGGGGATTATTTAAATATTACAGCAGTTACACCAAAACTTGAAGGCGAGGTTGAAAAGGACGATATAGTTCAAGGTGGTATTACTATTACCAATTCAGAAGTTGGTGGTGGTAGTTTAATTATCCAACCATTTATTTACAGATTAGTTTGTACTAATGGTATGGTAGCACCTAGATACTTAAATCGTTTCTATGCTAGACATGTTGGTAAAATAGTAATTGATACAGAAAAAGACGACCAATGGATTACTATTATTGACAATATGAAAAAACAAATTGAATTGGTAAGTAATTCTGAATTGTTTCAGGAAAACTTACAGAAATTAAAAGATGCTACCAAGCAATCTATTAATTCACATCAAATTGTTCAATTAGCAAAAAGACAAGGCGTATCTGATTCGGAAAGGGCTCAAATTTTTGAAAGATTAGGTAAATATGTTGGAGATACATTTACCACTTCAAAATATGAGTTAGCTAATGCAATAACTAATTTAGCTAATGATGAGGATAAAACAGATGATAGAGCAAGGTTCTTACAGGAACTTGGTGGCTTAATTATCTTTGCTAATAATCCAATGGCGGTTAGAGTTTAATATGCAAGAAAATGGTAATATATGGGAATGTAAAACAAGGTTTACGTTTTATTTACCAAAAAAAGATGAACAAAAACTGTTAAATTATGCTGTTAGTGGAAAATTTAAAAGTTTTGAAGATTTTGATCTTTGGCTTTTAAATGATAAGGAAATTTTAAATTTCTTTAAAAAAGCTGTTTATACAACTTTCCATGATTGTAAAATTACAAATTGTGGAAAACCAAAAAAAGTTAGTGGTGGTTGGGTTGGAGATAAACAGTTTTATAACGAAACTACTAATAAATATGAAATATCAGAAAAATAAATAAGACGAAACAAGGGGATTTAATTCCCCTTGTCTATTTAGGGTTGTTCCTAAATACTGATGAGTCAGCTACTCAAAAAAACTAGAAAGGGGCTTTATGCTTATTTTTGGTAAAACACCAAAAGATTGGAAACAATTAATTGGTATAAAAAGCTTATATTATAGAACTGAAATAGTTATCTTTTGTATAGGATTTATTTTAGGAATATTAATATGAGTTGGAAAGAAAAAAGGATTATTGCAATGAATCGTATTATTAAAAATACAGGTTGCAGTACTCTTGATTATTTAGATGAATATACTTCCATTCTTTCATCTAAAGCTAAAAATAAAATGGAATATAAGCTAGAAAGGAAAAATGAAGAAAATAATGTACCTATTAGTCCTAGGCGTTTGCCTGACTAATTGTTCGTATAAACCAGTTATTGACACGGCTGGACGAAGTGGTACTTTTGATTCGGACAAAGCAACAGAAATTACTAATGATTTGCAACATTGTAAAATGGTGGCAGATACAAATAGTACTTTTTGGGGTGGTATTGTTTTTTGGATTGAAAGTCCTACGGCAGATACGCAACATGAATCTATATATAGAAAATGTTTAATTAATCGTGGACATTCGGTTTTAAACTAGAAAGGCATATATGGATAAAGTAACAAAAACCAATTTTATGGTTAAAGGTATGGTAGAATCATTTAATAAAAATGCTAATGCTAAACTTTTAAATCAAATTATTGGTATTAAGTTTAAGAATATTAGACTTGATAATAAAATAACTGCTGAAGCAGTAGTTCAAGACAATCCTAAATATTTCAATTCAATTTTTGATTTATATAGGTTTGAATCTGGAGTAAAAACTGATTTAGCTAGAGTATTTGCTTTATCAAATTATTATAATTATGATTTGAATATACTTTGGCGACAATTCAGTTGGAAAGGTAAAAAATGTGGAAAAAATACCCACTAAAAAATGGCATAATATTAAGCTACAATGATGATAAGCATATGTATTATGTTAATGATAAAAAGGTAGAATCGGTTACAGGAATTTGTGGTCGTGGTATACCAAAACCTCAATTAACTAATTGGTTAGTTAATACACCTTTGAATGAAGTTAAAAGGTTAATTAATGAAAAATTAGATTTGGGGGAACCAATAGATAGAGCAGTATTAGAAAGAATATTTGCATCTGCTAAAAAGAAACCTGATTCATTTAGAGATGAGGGTGCTTTGGTAGGTTCAGTTGTTCATGGTCTAATTGAGGACTATCTAAAGGGCAAAGAAATTCCGCAACAATCGGATAAAGCAGTAGTTAATTGCTGGAATGCTTTTCTTGGTTGGTGGAATAAACAAAAGTACGAGGTAGTTGAAATAGAGAAAAAAATCTATTGTAAAAAATATAACTATGCTGGTACTCTTGATCTTATCTGTAAAGATGAGAAAGGAAATCTTGTTTTAATGGATATTAAGACAAGTAACTTCATAACATTTGACTATTATTTGCAGTTAAATGCTTATAAGTTTGCATATGAGGAAGAAACTGGAAATAAAGTTTCTAAATCTTTTATAGTTAAGTTATCTAAAAAAGAGGCAGAAATTGAAATAAAGGAAATTCCTCTTAATAAAAAACTGTTTAATGCTTTCATTGGAGCAAAATATGTTATGGAACAAATGGAAAGTGTTGAATACTAACAATAGGAGAATCTGATGCAATATAATAAAGCACAGTACAATAATGGTTATCAGAAAAAGAATTATAATAATTCATCTGATAATACAGGCGGACAAGCTAAAATAAAATCCACAAAAAAAGATGGAGTTATTTTAGAAGTTATCCTAAACAATCAAAATTTAGTTTTGAAAGGTTTTTGGGATAATAAAAATAGTGGTTGGAAATTGTTTCCTTATTACGATAAGACCAAACAAAATCCAGCTTGGAATAAACCTAAAGCACCTACTCATGAAATGGACGATCAGTTGCCACAATCCGAACAGGAATGGTCACAAAGACCAGCGACTGATTTTGACCCACAAGAGTATGAGCAACAATTAGGTCAGAACGACTATAAGTAATGGACGATAAAGATTCATTACCTACTTATATTGAAATGAGACCACCTCATTTTGACCCTCATAAGATAATAGTTTATTTAGACCATTATGATAAAAAATTGATTAATGCTGAAATAGATTATGATGAGGCAAAAGACCAAAAAGAGGAAATGTTTGATTTTGTTATAAGTGAAAAGGTATCTAATGAGTCTATATCTGTTGCACAAGCTAAAGTTAAAGCTAACAATGATGAAAGATATAAAAAGCTGAAATTGGAATTATCCAAAAGAAAAGCTTATTATCTTTTATGTAAAGTGCAATCTAAAAATGCTCATAGTTATTGTGAAAACTTAAAACAAAAATCTATTAATGAATTAGCAACAGAAAAGCTAACAAGAAATTAATAGTTATGAGGGGGAGAAATCCCCCTTATTTAATGCTTGGTAAATTCTAATCCTTTTAAATCCGTTTTTTCGGTTATTTGTTCAAATGTATGGTTAATATCTATAACCCTAATATCATCAAATTTTGTAATTTCATTTATAGTTTTATTTATTTTTGGAAACATAGGATAAGTGTCAATAAATCTAAAACAAACAAAATGTCCATATGGACTATAATTAGATTCTAATTGAAGTTCTAATTCTGTAATTACCGCATCTATCATAAAATAGATATAGCATTAATTGAATTTAAAAACTACTTCTTACGCATTATATCGGCACCTTTTAATCCATAAATTGCAGATACAACACCAATAAAAATTGCTTGATACCAATATGGCAAATTTTTGAAATATTCAAAAAATAAATCTAATTTTACACGAATTTCAGGATCGTCAGAAAAAACAGACCAACCCAATAAAAGAATAGGCAAAGATACGAGAACAAGGACAAATTCGTCTTTCCAACCATTATCATTGCTTTCAATAACTTTCGCTTTATATTCAATTTCGCCTTTCGCCATTTGCTCTGCGTGGTGCATTTGAGCATCTGACATTAATTGTTTTGTACGCTGTTTATTTTGGTAAATCTTGGCTCCTGTCTTTACACCTAAACTTAATAAATTCAACCACATAATTATTTTTCCTGTATTTTTTCTATAAGCATATCAATAACATGCTTTGCTTTATCTAAATCCTTAATTTGTTCTTTAATACTTTTATGTTTTAAATTATACCTTGATATATATTTAACTACCTTTGTTTGACAAGCATTAAGGTTATTATCCATAGCATAATCTAAAGGTTGGATTTTAAGCTTTTTATACCAATCTCCACCCACTTGGTCAGAAAATGCTGAATCGTTGCTCTGCGTTGCTCTATGGCTCTTTAAAAGGGTATTTTTTAGCTTATTTGAACTCATACAAGCTTTTTAATCCAATCCCCATTGTTATTCAAGACTAAAGGTAATAATTTTGGTATTCCATCTAAAATAATAGCACAACCTAGAATAAACCTTGTTTTAAAATTCTTTGCGTAATTAAACGCCATAGACTTCTGATTTATCATACACCCCACATTCATTGCAAAAAATAAGTTGTCAGGATTAGCCCAATAACTAATTAAAAATTTTGTATGGTAGTGTCCTTGAACGGCTGACATACCCATAGTTTGCGAAACCTTTAAAACATCTGCACTTCTACCGTGAGTAAAAAAACATCTTTGTCCATTTGACATTGTTAAGGTTAAATCATCTATCCATTTCCATTTTCTAGTTCCAAGAAATTCCCCATATGGTTTAAGAAATTGTTTTGACATTCCATATTTTAATGCTCGTCTATATACTAAACTACTATGGTTTGAATCCACTTCTGTTACTTCGGGATATATATCTTCAATTTGTTTTATATATTCTTTTGCTTTATCTAATTCGTGTCCAGCAGAATATAAATCTGGATTATGTTCATGCATACTTATCGCGTGAAAATCCAAAAGATCGCCAATATTTACAACCATATCTGGTTTATATTCTTTTTTAATTTCTTTTAAGAATATTATTGAATCTTTATGTTGATATGGCAAATGCATATCACTAATTACTAAAATTCTTTTATTAGCCATACAAGTTTTACTTGTATATTTATTTTGCGAAAATGTAAAGTATTTGGGTTAAGAATACGATTGCAACAGCACCTACACCATAAACAATCCATGCAGTTAATTTATCAAATTTAGAATCTAATTTATCTATATCTTGGTGCATATGTTTTAAATCATTTGTTTCGATTTTAGTTATAGATTTTTTTAATCCTGTTATATGACCATATAAGGCGATAATGTGTTCTCCTGTTGTTCTAGGTTTTTTTGACATTATCTTTTTTTTGCTTTGTATTTTTTTATTCTTTGTGAAATATAAATATTTTTATATAGACTTACTTTTTTACCGAATCTTTTATCAGCACTTCTTTTAGCAGATTTATATGCTTTGGATTTTTTATTAAATGATTTAGGTTTTCCTAATCTTTTTGGTCTAGCAGATGCATATATAGGTTTTTTTTTGGGCATTATTTTCCAACATTTTTCATTGCTTTTCTATGAGCAGTTTGAAAAGTAGCACCTTTTTTCATAGCAAGTGCCATTGAACGAATATGCTTTAAAGTGTGATGTCTAGCATGTTTTCGCATAGTCTTTTGTTGACCAGATTTTAATCCTTTAATAATACCTTTAATAGATGCTACTTTAACCATTATTTTCTCTTTTTTTTCTTTTTCTTTTTTTTTTTCATAGGTCTACCTCTTTTTGACCCATAACTTCCTGTACCGTATGGCATTATTTCCTCGCTTTCTTTTTTTTCTTTTTTTTACTTTTTAAAATAGCTTTTTGTAAAGCTGGTGGTAATTTTTTTTGTTTTGCTGTTAACATTATATTCTCCTTTTAATTTGCAAATTTACCATCTGACCATTTGGCATCTGGTAATCCATTTATATACTTATTTCCTGAATATGTCAGCACTTGTTTTCTATTACTATCTTCTTTATAACTTACATGTATCCACCCACTATTAGGTTCTCCCTCTTTCCAATATTCAAGTATAAGTTGATCAAAATCACAATTATTTTGAATCCATAAAGCTACTTGTAAGTTCGATATACCAGCGATTTCAAAATCAACAGCTTCTCCTTTTGTATGTTGTGATGTAGGTTTTGAGCCAATAGCTTCACATAATGCTGGGCTTCTATATCCTGAAGTAACCATAATTGGTTTTTCAAACCTTGCTCTTACAGGCTCTAATACTCCATAGCAAAGATCAGTTAAATTTTTAATTTCTCCTGAACCAGCTTTATTTTCA